TTTGAATATGCAGATGAGGATATGGATACTGGCATTAATGCAATTGATTCTATTGAAGATCAATCATACGGTGTAATATTAACACTAGCAAATAATGCAGATGAAGTAGGTACAAATCCAGACTTTTTACCAGGTGAATTTATTGAGCATGAGCTTGCGTCAGGCAGTATTATTACAGCAGATGTGGTAGCATATAATAGTGATACAAATAAATTAAGAGTTACTAATCTTTCNCATGATAGCGCAGATGTTTGGGCAGAATTTGAAAGTGGTGGCACTATTTTGAATTACAGACCAGANGGCACAATTACAAGGACAATCGCATCACTTACCGAAGACTTTGGCAATAATAATTATCAAATGAATGATGAATTTGATACGTCAAATAGTGTATATGATTTCTTAGATTTTAGCGAAGCAAATCCATTTGGTGATCCGGAGGATACATAATGTTTCAATATTTTTATCATCAAACACTCCGAAAAACTGTTGCAACTTTTGGTACAATTTTCAATAATATTAAAGTAATACGGGCTGATGCTAATGGAAAAGTTTTAAACCAAACCAAGGTTCCTTTAGCTTATGCTCCAAGATCTAAGTTTCTTGAAAGAATTAGAACTACTGATAATTTAGAAACAGATACTAAAGTTGCTTTAAAGCTGCCACGGATGTCCTTTGAGATTACTTCTATATCATATGATGCCGAAAGAAAATTACCTAAAATGAATAATTACTATCGTTATACTGATAGTACGACTAATAAAAATAAATTTTTGGCACCTGTACCATATTTGATTTCATTTCAACTCAATGTATATTCAAAAACACAAGATGATGCTTTACAAATAGTAGAACAAATAATACCATATTTTGCACCTCAATATAGTATTACAGTAAAACCATTTANTGAATTCACCGATATTAAACATGATATTCCTATTACTTTGCAATCAGTAACATTTTCTGATGATTTTGAAGGCTCTCAGGAAACTCGAAGAACTATTATATATACATTAGACTTTCAAATGAATACTTTCTTTTATGGGCCAGTATATAATCAAGGATTTATTCGTGAAGCAATTACAGATATTGGAATTCTTGGTGATACTGCCGCAGATTCTGATGGAAAAATTGCAAGAATAACTGTTACACCATCTCCTGAAAATGTAACACCACCTAATGACTTTGGATTTAATGAAGATATAGAGTATTTTAATGAATGATTCTGATAATGTAAATAATGATTTTGAATATTCCAGAAAAACATATTATGACCTAATTGAAAAGGGTAATAATGCACTTGAAGAAATGATGGAAGTTGCAAAAGCATTAGAGCATCCTCGCGCCTTTGAGGTTGTTTCTGGGATGATAAAAAATATTTCTGATGTAAATGATCGATTAATGGATTTACATAAAAAGAAAAAAGAATATAATTCAAAAGGCAATCAAAAATCCATTGAGGGCGGAACTACTAATAATAATTTATTTTTAGGTTCTACTACAGATTTACAGCGAATGTTGCATGATGCTGCAAAAGCTAATGATATTATTGATATGGTGAAAGTTGATAGCAATGAATCAACAACTAAATGATTCTTATAATGGTAATCAAAATGTAAAACGTGATGGTGTTACTCAGCAATTTACAAAAGAAGAAATTACTGAATATGCTAAATGTATGTATGATCCGGTTTACTTTGCAAAAACTTATTGCAAAGTAATTCATTTAGATCGTGGTTTAGTTAACTTTGAGCTATATCCATATCAAGAAAAAATGTTTAATCATTTTAATGATAATCGCTTTTCTATTGTTTTAGCGTGTCGCCAATCAGGCAAATCTATTTCTTCTGTAGCATATATTCTTTGGTTTGCTATTTTTCATAGTGAAAAAACTATTGCAGTAATGGCTAATAAGGGCGCAACGGCACGCGAAATGCTTGGTCGTATTACTCTTATGCTAGAAAATTTACCATTCTTTTTGCAGCCTGGTTGTAAAGCATTAAATAAAGGAAGTATAGAATTTTCTAATAACTCTCGGGTTATTGCCGCGGCAACAAGTGGATCATCTATTCGTGGTATGTCAGTTTCATTATTGTATTTAGACGAGTTTGCTTTTGTTGAAAGAGCTAGTGAATTTTATACATCTACATATCCAGTGGTTTCATCAGGTAAAGATACAAAAGTTATTATTACATCAACTGCTAATGGTATTGGCAATGTTTTCCATAAAATATGGGAAGGCGCAGTACAAGAAACTAATAATTATAAACCGTTTAGAGTTGACTGGTGGGATGTACCTGGACGAGATAAAGAATGGAAAAAACAAACAGTTGCAAATACATCTAAATTGCAATTTGACCAAGAATTTGGTAATTGCCTTAAAAGTTCTTCCCAAATTACTATTTGTATAAATAACTATATAGCAGAAATAACTATAGGAAATTTATATGAGTGTATCCAACGAGGATCAACATCTGGTTTATCTGTTGACGAGGAAATCAGACTCGCAGCAATACGTTGGTATAACGATAGACAGACGTATGAAGCAGAGAATGGGAGACCATAAAAGATCAAAAAGATTTCGCGAAGATGAATTTACTGTAGAAATACTAGAAAAAAGTAGTGATAGAAATTACATTAATGAACGTGAAGAATATTGGATTCGTAAATTAGACACGTTTAATAATGGTTTAAATGAATCTTGGTCTGGAAAAGGACATGGGCACAATTCTCCTAATTTTACTACTGAAGGATATTTGTACTCAGAAGAATCGCGGAAAAAAATGAGTGAGTCTGCTAAAAAAAGAGGCGGGGGCTCAGAACAAATGAGACAGTTGTCTTTGAATCAATGGAAGGATCCAAAAATAAGACAACACCATTCAGAAATTAGAAAAGGTAAAAGGTTGAAACCACCGAAAATTTCTGATAAAAAAGTAATTGAAATTAGAACTCATTATGAAAAAGAAAAATTAAATTGTGAAAAAGAAATTAAAGAATACAATGAAAATGCAAAGAAAAAAGGATGGCTTCAAAAAACTCCATCATCACATTTTGCAAGAAAATATGCAGAACACTATAAATGCTCAAATGTCACATTAAAGGGTATTATTGAATGGAAAACACGAACACACGTTCTCCCATCAATATACAAATCTTAACACCATCCGGTTTTCAATCGTTTGATGGAGTAAAAAGATATTGGCATGAAAAATATTTAAAATTTATTTTTGAAGACAATACAGCTGTTGAATGCGCGGTTGATCACAGATTCATTATTAATGATAAAGAAGTCTATGCCCGGGATGTGCTCATAGGCGATAACATAGGTAAGATTGTATCGCGTATCAGTAAAATAAACGAAGGTGACTATTTTTATGATCCGGTAAATGTAGGTAATGGAAGTGTGTATAATCATGACCAAGGGTTTGTATCACATAACACTTTTTTTGGAACGGGCGATACTTTAATTGGTGCCGAAGTTTTGTTATCTCTTAGAAGAAAAGATCCAATAAACGTTACTCGGGATAATGTTTATGTATATGAGGAATCTAAAAAAGATCACCAATATATAATGACAGTAGATGTTGCGAAAGGTAGGGGTCAAGACTATAGTACATTTACTATAATTGATGTTAGTGTAAATCCATTTAAACAGGTAGCCACATATAGAGATAATCATATTTCTCCATTATTATATCCAAATATTATTTATAAATATGCTATGTCATATAATGAAGCAATGGTTGTTATAGAATCTAATGATGCTGGGCAAGTTGTATGTAATGGTTTATATCATGATTTAGAATATGAAAATATGTTTGTTGAATCGGCAGTAAAGTCTGGTTCACTTGGTATGTTAATGACACGCAAAGTTAAAAGAATTGGTTGTTCTTCATTTAAAGATTTAATGGAAAATAATAAATTAGATATTATGGATGAAAATACCATATTAGAAATTTCTACATTTACGGCGCGGGGGCAATCATATGAAGCATCTGATGGAAATCACGATGATTTAGTAATGAATTTAATATTATTTTCTTATTTTGTTGGAACATCATTTTTTAATGAATTAACTGATATTAGTATTAAAGATTTGATGTTTGAACAACGAATGAAAGAAATAGACGATGATATTGTCCCATTCGGTTTTTACGATGATGGGCAATCTACAGTAATTGATGATACTACATTTCATTCTAGTTGGGCTATAGAAGAACACCAGAATGATTGGTAAAGTCTAAACTTAAATTCTTATAAATAATAGTAATTGAATATAACCTTATTATGAAATACATATAATTTTACTCTCTGCAAAGGAATAAGACATGGCCATAGGAAATCCATCTGTGTCACCAGCAGTTGTTACAAGAGAAATTGACTTAACCAACGGTGTACCAAACGCTAGCTCATCTACCGGAGCTATGGTTGGTAATTTTCGTTGGGGTCCAGTTGACCAGCCAATTCTTGTAAGCAACGAAGGCACACTAGTAAGCGTTTTCGGAAATCCTTCTGATGAAACATCAGTAGATTTTCATACAGCTTCATACTTTTTAAAATACTCTAATAGCCTACAGGTAGTTAGAGAAGTATACGAAGCCGGTACTGAAGCAACAGCAACAGCTGCAGTTGATTCTGACGGACTCGTATTAACACTCACAGTTTCAGAAGGCGGTGAAGATTATGTCACTGCCCCTGCCGTAACAATTACCGCTGCTGATAG